CAAAATAAATTCCTGTAGCTGGAAAAGTAAAAATACCACTAGATTCACTCATTCCTGACCCAATTTTATCGAAAACATCATCAGATTCATCAGGTCTTTCCCAGTTTGAAGCTATTACATCAACAGAGTTATAAGGTGTATTAATTGTTGTATGTAATCTAAATATATCCGCTTGTGTTATTCCACCAGCAGATATTCCAGTACCAGAAATTCCACTATTTGTAATTGCTATTCTTTCGACTCCATCAGTTGAGAATTTGATAGAGTTTGCTGAATAAGAAATTCCACTATTACTGTCCTGTCCACGTTGGCTTGGTGCGGAAACACTTCCGTCTACTGTTGCTATTCCTGTTGTTCCGTCAATTGTAAAAGCCATAGTTAAACGATAGATAAAACAGATGTTGCTGGAATTGTAAGAACCGCATTAATAGTTAATGGGCCAAATACTCCTGCGTTTATATTAGACGTTCCATCACCGATTGTATAGTCTTGATCCATAGCATTCTCATTTTCGTGAAAAATAGCTTCAGTTCCTCCACCAGTTGCTCCACCGCCTCCACCAATATCACCCCATGCTCCGTTTTGATAACCTTCAAATTTATGAGTTTCAGAATTGTATCTAAAATCTCCATTCGCACTTGAGCCTCTTGCATCTGTAGCTCCTTGAGGCATACGAACACTTGTGGCATAGTTATGAGTTATTTTCCCTGTAAATGTCGCACCAGCTAAAGGTGCTAATCCAAAGTTTGTAGTAGCAACAGGTCCAATAGTTACATATCCATTATTTGCTGCATTTCGTATTTTTAAGTTGCCGTCAGATGTATCAACATGAAACTGATACGCATAGTTTGTTGTTAATGCACCAGAGTTACTATTATTAGATGCTATTGCTTGTAAAACACTATTAATGTCAGCACGAACATTTGCACCGCTATCATTAGCAATAATAAAATCGTGTTGTGCCATTTAATTATTCATCTTGTGCCTATTCTACCCTCCTTTGGCAAAACCGACAGCTTGATATGTGAAATTCCTATTTACTGTACTAGATGAATTTTTAAAAGTAATCCTAAATCCTGTGCCTGTTATATTTGTTAATTCAAAGAAATCTCCGCTTTGCATATTTTGACTTGTAATTGCAACACTTGGTAATGCACTATTAGTACCTCCCAAGCCAGTAGCACCTGTGAAGAATGGTGCTTGAAATGTAACATCAGTCGCACCGCTTGATGTTATTACTGCTGGGCTTTGTTCTGTTCTTCTTGTAAATGAAGCTGTATATCCAAGCTCTGTAACTTTTATACTGGCTGAAGGGTCAGTTGATGCCATTGAACACCTAAATTTGAATCCACGACCTTTAAAGTTTGAATTAGTAAAAGTTTGAAAAGCTGTATATGTTGGAGAACCAGAACTAGGGTTATCTTGTGTAATTGCAACTAAAACATCTGATGAAACATTAGCAATATCAATGCCATCAAAATTTTGTCTTAAATTTAAATCTTGTATTGCATCAAAATTATCATTAGGTAAAAAACCATTAGATTTAAGATGACGTTTAAAGTTGACATTAAATACACCTCCTAAATCTAAGAATGTAGTACCAGCAGCCCCACCAAAATCGTAAGTACCAGAGGAAGCAATAGTTAAAACTTCATCTAAAGTTGATGTTCCATCTAAAGTATTAAAATCTACAATCGCATCGAAACCTTTATCTTCAAGTTGTAAAAATGTGCTTGTATTATCAAGCTCTGTGTTGGTTTTCGTTCCTTGAAATTTAGGATTATCTTGATCTTCTCGTCTTGTTAAGGCAGATAAAAATGTTTGATCTTCTGGTAAAGCAATTATCGCTGAACCCTCACCAGCACTTCTATTTCCTGTATCATCAACGAATTTTAAAATATATTCACCATCTAATTTTGGTAATGTTGCAGAAGTAGAGTTGCCAGCCACCTTATCAAGTTCTTGTGCTGTAAAAAATGTACCAGTTCCATCTGTTAATACAGAATGCCTGATCTCTACAAAACCTCCATGAAGTACATCAAGAGAAGTTGATTGATCAAATCTTACCCTTACAAGATCGGTATTTTGAATTGGCTCTATTCTTACATTTGTAGGTGTGTCTGGAAGGGCTGTTTTTCCTGAAGCATTAAAAGTAAGGATTGCTGGCTCTGCACTCGGTTTATCAATAGCATTAAAACTAAAAACCCTTATTTCATAAGTACCAGCCTGACTGTTTTCTATATCAAAAGTATTACTGATTACGTTTTGAGTTACAAAATTACCATTATTAAACCTATATTGCACTTGATATTTATTCACACCAAGAACAGGTTGCCAGTTTATAAATATTTTACTAACAGCTTTATTATCAATAACAACAATTTTTTCTTCAGCTTCTAAGTTACTTGGGGCATCTTTTAAAGAAGTTAAAACAGTAGTTGTTCTTGTAGGTAAGGCAACCCCATCTTCTACAAAAGCATATTTTTCAGAGTTATGAGCTAAAGCTGTTATTTCGAAAGTCAAATCTGGTTTTTCTTTGACAGAAATAACTCTCCAAGTTGATGTTTCTAATGTGTCATTTTGTATCACGAAAACAGAGTTAGGATTTGGGGCTGCACTATAAGCAGAACTTACATTAATCGTTGTTCCAGAAATGCTTGATATAGTCTTAGTTTCAAGAGATCCATCAGGCAATATTACTGATAAAGTGGCATTATTTGTTGCATCTAAATCTGTATTTGTTGAATCATCAGCCACTATCGCTGTTGTAGTGGCAGAAGCTATCTTGCCTCCTCTTCTTAATCCACTTCTAACAGGATCACTTATTTCAATAATCTGACCGCATCTAACAAGCGTGCCTGATTCTAAGGTGACATTAAAAGTACAAGTCTCCCCTGCATTTTGTTCATTGTATAAAAACCATTTACCCATTCTTGCGGCCATACCTCGACTTATACAGCCAAAAGTTTTAATAGTTTTAATTACAACCCCATATTTTGCTACGGCTGCTGTATCTTCAACAGTTTCATAATCAATTTCTCTTGTATCAAGGTCAAAATATCCTACATTTATTACTGTATGTCTTGCCTTTAAAGAAGAACCAGAGTATTGAAAACCAGCATCTGTAACATTAGCTAAAGTGTAAATATAAACAGGGTCACTCGGTCTATCACCAGAAATAGAAATACTGCCAGCCGAATAGAAAGGCATTACGTGCATAATTGAAGAAATATCATTTATTAAATTAAAAGCCATTTTTTGCTGTGTAATATTTACGTTTATTGCAAACCTAGCCTCCTGACCACCTTCACCATTATCAACCAACTCATTGTTATAAACAGATTGATTGTAAAATGTATATTGATCTAAAGAAGTTTCAGCAACAGATAAACCATATCTTGTATTTGTTAACAAATCCCAAAGTACCCAAGCTGGATCTGAGTGCCATTCTTTTGCCGCTTTAAAAGTGCCGTTAAATGTTCCTGTGTAAGTTATACGACCAGTTGCAATATCAACAGTTGCGTTATGAGGTATTTTTGTCTTTATCCCTCTTAATCTGAATGACCTCTTAGGTATTCTTGGGAAAGATTCTGCACTAAATCTTAATGCTAAATGTGCAGTATCAGGGTAGGCGTTTTGTTCAAATATAACTTCTGTCATACTTGACCAACTAAAAGCTGTAAATTCTGGACTTGTTGTATCAGCAGTAGTTCTGGAAACTCTTACATTTATAGGAAAACTTGTATTACTAGGTAAATTTATTAAATAATCTCTAAAGTATGCACTGGTTGACCTTCCTGTGACAGTGTCGTTGATTGGTGTTGTTGTTGTTCCATCGTTTTGAATTATCTGTATCTGAACTCCAGCAGAAGCACCTGTAATTTCTCCGTTGTCTTCTACTTTTTGAATACTTTGAAAAGCAACAGTTACTCTTACTGCATTAACAGAAGTATTAGAAATTGCTCTTGTAATTGGATTCCCATTCGTAACAGCAACTCCAACAGATGATTCTGTTTCAACATTTGAGATTCCATTTATAAATGTTTGATCCGATGTGCCAAATCTAGGTTCAAATCCTACATCTCTAAAATTAAATTCACCATCATTTGGTGCTGTATTACTCGCAGAGGTTTGTAATAACTGAGTTCCATTAAGAAATATATCTTTTTTAAAGGCATTGTTATATGCAGTTGTTCCTTTTGTAAGGCCAGCCTTTGATGCTGTCGCTGATCCCTCTATTTCTCCCTCACCAACAACTTCAACAAGTGTGTTAAATTGCTTTGATGAAAGCGTATCGGTGGGAAGTTCTGGGTTTGTAAAAACAGTCTGTTGACTAAATTCCTGTATGCCAGCCATTATGCGTCACCTCTTACTTGTACTGTATCAACACCATTAGAAACTGTTACTGATCCAACTATAGTTTCTCCATAAATTAAATTAATTGGAACACCACTTTGACTAATATTAGTTATCCCACTAAATGAATAGTTAGAAGCAAGTGAGGCTGGATCTGTCTGATCCATGCCAGAGGGGTTAAGACTTGGCTGTGGTGCTATAAGCTGACTAGCACCTTCAATCAGCATTGATGTACCTAGAGTTGTCAAACCAGTAGCCAAAGCACCAGAAATCCATCCGATTTTTGACACAGCAGCCCATTTTCCAAGACCAAAAAGCGCACCACCAGCTAAAAATTTACTTCCTGAGGCAACAGGAATAATTCTTATTTCATTACCGCCAATCATAGTTAATGTTTCTTCAGTTATTACTTTTTCATTAGAATAAACTTTATAAAAAGAATTTTGAAAATATTCATCTAACTTTGGGAAATTATTTATAAGGAAACTAAATGCTTGACCTACATTATTTAAATCAGCCTCAAAAGTAGACTGACCTAAAATTTGTCTTAATTTTCCATATACTTTAATTTTTCTCAACATGACGATACCTTTTGTAGATTGTTTTAAACATCTGATCGTTTAATAAATCTTTTGAACTTAGTCTATCAACTTGGTGATGTAATACCATCTGATCTCCAACATAAATACCAACATGACAGCCTTTGTGTTTACCCATATTCATTAACAACAAATCATCTTCTTTAATATCGTCAAAAACTTCTACAAAATTACACAAAGGTATTTCTTTTTCAAATTTTTTATTAGTAAACATTTCAAGAGGGCTTTTGGGTCTTATCATATCTCCTACTGTCAATCCTTTTTCTCTAAAGTAATCAACAACTATAGTCCAACAATCTGCTGCTCCCCATATCCAAGTTTTACCAATAATTGAAGATGCTTTATATCCTGAGGGTGCAAAACTATACCAATCATCAATCTCAGGGCTATAAATATGCCATTTTAAACCTAAATATTCACAGGCGTTCTTATCAGCTTCAGAAGGGAATATAGGGCCATTAGGGTGTGAATGGACAAGGCCAATAAGATCACCAGTATCCTCTGCATTAGCCCAGTCGTCAGGGTCAATAATAAAATACGCTGTCACATCATTTGCTAAATTTTTACAGGGAAAATAAACTTCTTTACCTTTTACTATTGCCAACAACCCACAAGATTCTTTAGGTAAACATTCTTTTGCATGGTCAGCAGCCTTTTCTTTCCAAGTCATGCGTCAATAAATGTGCCAACACCACTAAAATCTTTTCTTGTTATCTGTCTTTTTGGTAACCTAACATTTTCATGGTCATTTTCACCTCTCATTTCATACTGTACGATCTCTCTATTTTCTATAGCTTTTCTATCTAAAAAAAATATTTCATCTGCAAATTTGTTTGCACTAGGAGTTCCAAAAGGATTTGTATTGCCAGCAAAGTTTACAGCGTCAATATTATCGGCTGTAGTTCTTATTCTTGTTAGTTTTGCTCCATTAAGGTCATTGGCTGGGGTAAAAGCATTAACAGAAGCCATTAATGTAGTCAGAGTGGACAACACATTGCTTATGGTGAGTGTTGGTCTTGGTATTTGCCCTTTGCCTGTAAACTCAAAACCCTCTGCTTCTATAGGCATTCTTGTGTATGA